AAGGTTTTTTGTTTCGCTGAGTCGCTCCCCTTGTGGGAGCGTGGATTGAAATATGAAAATTTGCATACGGAAAATTTTGATAACTGTCGCTCCCCTTGTGGGAGCGTGGATTGAAATAATAAAAAAGCGCGGGAGAGGTCAAAGAAAAACGTCGCTCCCCTTGTGGGAGCGTGGATTGAAATTATATTAATGAAATAACGGATAGGTCGCGCGAATGTCGCTCCCCTTGTGGGAGCGTGGATTGAAATGCGCGTATATCCGTAAAGATAGCAACGCTCTACTGTCGCTCCCCTTGTGGGAGCGTGGATTGAAATTTCTCTGTCGGTTTGAGTAACGCCCTTATCTTGGTCGCTCCCCTTGTGGGAGCGTGGATTGAAATGGCAGATATGTTTTCCAAGTGCTCTCTACGTTGGGTCGCTCCCCTTGTGGGAGCGTGGATTGAAATACAATCAACGCCTATGCGTGGCTCTAAAATTCCGTCGCTCCCCTTGTGGGAGCGTGGATTGAAATAGCACGAAACAAAGCTTGGGAGTATCCCAAAGTTTGTGTAAACCTCCAAACTGATGTAAGATAAAATTACTCAGTTTGGAGGTTATTTTTATGGCAAGAAGAAAAGACAGCCCACAAAAAGCAGCAATGAGAGAAATGATGCGTGACTATCTGAAAAACAATGATATCAGCATCAAAGATGGTACCGATGTAAACAGCATCATGCGTGACATGATGTCTGTCCTTTTGGAAGGTGCTTTGGATGAAGAACTGGATGAGGAATTAGGATATTCCAAGTATGACTATCGAAACAAAGAAACAGACAATAGTAGAAATGGACATTCCAGCAAAACCATGCACACCAGTTATGGAGATATGGATGTGGCGATTCCAAGGGATCGTAACGGTGATTATGAACCACAGCTGATTAAAAAATATCAGAATACCGTAACTCAGGACATGGAAGAAAAAATACTTTCCATGTATGCCAAGGGAATGACCACCGGAGACATTGAATCCCACATGCGTGAATTATACGATATTGATATTTCTGACAGTACAATCAGCCGGATCACAGACAAAATCCTGCCGATTGTAAAAGAATGGCAGGAACGCCCTCTGGAAGAAGTGTATGCTGTAGTATTTATGGATGCAATCCATTATCATGTCCGCAGTGAAGGACGTATTGTAAAACGTGCGGTTTACATTGCCCTTGGTATCGATATGAATGGGAAAAAAGATGTTCTTGGAATGTATGTTGGAGAAAACGAAAGTGCAAAGTTCTGGCTTTCTATCATGAATGGATTAAAAAACAGAGGCGTTGAGGATATCCTGATTGCATGCGTTGATGGTTTAAATGGATTTCCACAGGCAATTGAGGCTGTTTATCCCAAAACAGAGATTCAGCAATGCATCATCCATCAGATCCGTAATTCAACGAAGTTTGTTTCATACAAAGACATCAAAAAACTGATGGCTGATCTGAAGCTTGTATATGCGGCTCCAACGGAAGAAACCGCTTTAAATGAACTGGAACTGTTCAAGGATAAATGGGATTCCAAGTACCCAAAAATCTATAAATCCTGGCATGATAACTGGGCAACACTGTCCACTTATTTCAAGTATCCAGAAGCTGTAAGACGTTTGATTTATACCACAAATGCCATTGAAGGATTCAACCGTCAGCTTCGGAAAGTGACCAAAAGCAAGACCGTTTTTCCGTCAGATGACAGCCTTTTAAAAATGCTGTATCTGGCAACTATGGATATCACGAAAAAATGGACCGGACACAGGCAGGACTGGGGGCAGATCCATTCCCAGCTGGAAATCTATTTTGAAGAACGCCTGATTGGACGCAACCTGTAAAAACAGCTTGTTTTAGGCAGGTTTTATTGACATGCCCAAAAACTCCTGTATAATGCAGATATGGGCAGAATCCGGAAAATCGGCTCTGCCCATTTGTAACTATTCACAAATCTTATATCAGTTTTAAACGTTTACACAAAACTTGAAACGGTCTCTCAAGATAATTATTGGTGAAAATTTTCGTGTTGCATTTTCCCCTAAAATTGTACTTTTTAATATAAAAATCTAAATTAGAAATAATATCTTAATATCGAAATCCCCAGTAAATACCGGCTTTCGGCGTTTACTGGGGATTTTCAATGAGCGCAGACGGCGGGATTCGAACCCGCTTAAATGTGCATATAATACGCAGGAAGTTTGGCGGTATTGTTTAACAAACCACGGTGCCACATAGAGACAGTAAATGATCTGCATGATGAAGTGGTGAATTTCTTCCGCATTTTAAGGGATGATCCGGATGAATTGAAACGGCTGATAGAACTTACTCCATACAGCAGAGCAGAGTATGACCTGGCTTATCAGGAATCCAATGTAGATGTTGAGAGGGCAAGGAGGTTTTGTGTCAGATGTTGGCAGGGGTTTGGTTGTGCAAACCTGTACCATAATGGATTCAAAAGCGGTCAGCAGACGAATAGCCCTAATCCGGCAAAAGCATGGGCGGAATATCCGGATGTCATTACTCAGGCATCAAAGCGGTTGAAAGGGGTTCAAATAGAGAATCTCCCGGCGATAGAGCTTATCAAACGCTATAACACATCAGATGTTTTTATATATGCAGATCCGCCGTATTTACACAGCACCAGAAAAAATTATTTGTACAAGTATGAGATGACAGATGCGGATCATCTTGAAATGTTAAAAGCGTTGGCGGAGCATCCGGGACCAGTGATGATAAGTGGATATGAAAATGATCTGTATAATTCCATGCTTGAGGGGTGGAGAAAAATAAAAAAGGATACGTTGGCGGAAGCGGGAGTAAAAAGGGAAGAAGTTTTGTGGTTGAATTACGCTGATGCACAACTGTCGTTTGAAGCAGATTTCCCGGAGGTGATGCCATGAAAGATAGCCCAGAGCAGAAAGTAAAACAGTATTGCGGTGAGGTTCGGAAAGAAATAAGTCGCTGGAAAGAGATAAACCAGAGCGGATGTAATGATCCGTTCTGGCCAGACGGGGTCAACATGAATTTGACGCGGAATCACATCATTTATTATCAGCGTCTGATCTTGGAAATTTGTGCAGAGAATCAGTTGTCGCTACCGGAAGAATACTATTTTTCGCTCCCGCCGGAAGTTGATATGAATTACATGGCAAATCTGAAACAAAAAGAGCGGGTTGCGCGGATATTTTACGGCGGTTGCGTGCCGGTAAGGAAGAAATATTTGTATGACGAGCGGCAAATGAGTTTTGCGTAATAAATTAGAATTTAAAGGAGGAAACGATAATGAATTTGGAAAAACAGAAAGAGCATTTTAAGGAGCATATAGCAACTTTCACGGATTATGGCAATATAAAAATATTAGATTTCAAGAGACCCAACAGTTCAGAGTATAGAATCAGGTTTCTGTTCGAGGAAGATTATTGTCGACTGCACATCAGTGGGGATTTAGGAGAATTAATTGCGTCTAACTATAGCAATATGACCTATGAGAAATTTTCGGATTTTGTTAATGATGTTGGCTATTTTGAGCAGAAGATAGATTGTCATAACAGACCCATTTATACCTATGATGAAGAACTGGCAAGGGAAGAACTGTTGAAAATGGCAAAAGATAATGATTGGTTGCTGTTTTCTGATAAATACCCCTACGAAGATGATGAAGAGAGACTGGACAACATCATAGATGATATTTTGTATGATTTTGATAGCAGCACCGGAATCGGTAGACAAGGGTATGATGAACTGAGTGACTTAGAAGATGATGTTTTTGATTTTGCCTACGAACTTGGCAAAAAAGAAACAGGTATATTGGAACTATATATGCTTGCTTTTAAGCTTGCAAAAGAACAGCTTGATAAGTAAGTTAACTGAGATTTAAAGCACCAGCCGCCGAGTGTTCTACGGGATTTTCGAATGTTTGAACCTAGACACTGGCGGTACGGGCGAAACCGCACTCCTCCCAGAACTGGTGCCGAGGATATTATACATCGGATTGGGAGAGGGTGCAAGAAAGGAGCAGACGAATGAATAGAGCGGAAACAACGAGGTTTCTCGGAGAACTGCTTAAAAGTGATAGATTTAGAGGTATGGGGAAGTATTGGGCGAGTGAAGTAAGCGTTGATGCATTTACGACCGCGGGGAAAGGCGGAAGAGTGGATTACATGCAGTTTGAGCCACCGAATCAATATGCGGTATCCGCACTGGAAAAGGGAATCTTCATATGCTACGAAATTAAGAGCTGCAAAGAGGACGTATACAGCGGCAACGGCTTAAATTTTTATGGGGAGAAGAACTACATAGTAACCACAATGCAGTGTTATAAGAACATTCTTCCCGATCTGCAGGATGGAACTTTTGACAAGCATCTGCGCAAGACGAACCAGGATTCTTCTGCACATTATGGCATTATGGTCGCTGTGCCGGTGATGAGGGACAAGTATCAAGAGTTTGAAGAGCCTA